TTGCTTCAACACCATTCACGTTCACAACACCCTGCAGCCCACCTGCCGTGTTTACTTTGAAGTAAACGCCATCGGTCGGGGTTGCGGTAGTGGCAGCGAACCCCAAACCAAACTCAGCAATGGAGTTAGCTTGAAGCGCCACGTTAAAGCGCACGCGGAATACCACTTCGTTAGTCGAGGATGCCGAAAGCTGGAAAGTGCGATAGGTTTGCACGCGAGCAACCGCTGCGGATGCAACGCTGTTACCTGCGTTGAACACCCAGTATCCACCAGCCACCGATAAGGTCGCAGTGGAAGTAACGCACTGATAGGCGCTTGTATCTACAATCGTATAGTTGAAGGTATCTTCCCACAGCACTTGGTCAACGCCAGTGCGCAAGCGTCCATCTGGCGTAACCCGCAGAGTGCGGCGCAATGGCGTAGCTAAGCCCGTAGTCCCGTCATGGTTCTCACCAGCCATAACCATGTAACCCGTGTCATTCATGACGGTAGGCGTAACTACCTTGAGGTTATTGTCTGCGTCCACTTCCGCCAAGTTTGCGGTTAGACCGCCTTCGATTACAGCCATGTTATGCTCCTACAAAATAGTTAAATTTGAAATTACCCTTAACCCGCCTAGCAGAGTTCCAATAGGCGGTGATTGTCGTCGCAGAAGTAACGGATGCACTCACCGTTACCCCGTCCATTTCAGCTTCATCCGCCAGCGTTCCTTTGCCAGTGTACGGCCCAACAGCTTGCGAGATAATCACAGGTTTGCCGATAGTAAGCCCCGACAATCCAGTGATGGTGAATCTGCCTGAATTTAACGCGGCACTGCCAAGGTCTTTTTCAACTTCTACAAAGGTTGTTCTGCCACTGCTTGCACTGCGCCAGTTACTAGCGGCAGAATCGTAATGGATGGTAATGCTTGAGCTGCCAACTAACTTAGGGTTAACAACCCCATCAACCGTACCGATAAGAGTAGCAGTCCCCGCGCCCTTGTTAATAAGAACCATGGGCTGGCCGCTAACCATTGGCGAGGTTTGCGACGATGCAACGGGAAGCGTTTGGTTGGTAGCGCTAGCCGAGTTGATGTAAACAAGCTCATCCGCATAAGAAAGCGAGGTAGAACTCGTAACAGTGCGGGAACGTGGCGACCAGCGGCTCGGTTGCTGCGGGTCATCAATATCAACTAAGCTAAGTTCGCCTATCTTAAATGTTGGCGGAGTTACCCCAGCTGGGACTGCGTAAGGGAGCGATATATTGAATGGCAAGCCTCCCTCAAGCATGTCTGTTGGCATATAACCAACACCCCATGCTTCAAAAGTGCCATCGAACATCTGGACGGTTCGTAAGAATAAATTTGGATAATCCGATGTTAGCCCTTGCGGGAATTGCTGGAAGTGTCCAAATGTGCCGCCATACATATTGATGCTGTAGGTTGCACCAGCGTTTTGCCAGCCTGTTGTTTTGTACTTCATGTGGAAAGCACACAAGCGGCCAGCGAGATTATTTAGAGTGGGATAAAATGAGGTGTCTGTAATAAAGAAAGCAGTGCCAGCCGCCGTTCCAGCGGGGATGGTAAACTCTTGGCACTTGCCGTAGAAGTCTGAATCCGTGCCTACGCTATAATTACCAGCCCCTAGCTGGGTAAGCACACCTTCATGCAAGCCGCTTGGCGCTGACCCCTCCATAGTAGCAAAGCGTCCAAATACGTTTTCAGTCGCACCTGCTGTCATTTCTGCCGAGGTAACAGTGCGAATCGGTATAGGAGGGCGCTGGTTGGATAAAATACCAGCATCATTAATCACAGTTTTGGCGTATTCAGCTAGAGCAAGCGAGCCATTACCTGCGGTGTGGTCGCCATCATTCATATAAGGATGGCTGTAGATATTAGTGCCAGCCGTTATCGAACCAGTTGTTGCACGGCTAATGGTGATAGTATTTGCGGTAGTATCGCGTGCAATAATCACGCAAGGTTTTGCAATAGCCCCGTTGGCGCTCCATACAAATTGGCCGGTTCCAGCAGTAAATTGTGAAGCGTCCGTGACATTGAGAACAGTAGCTCCGGCTAGGTTTGTTCCTGTAGTAGTTGATTGGGAAACAGCGAATTTATTGGTGCCATCCGCGTTGAACATGACCGAGAATATATCTAGGAAGATAATGCCGGAGTCAGTAGCGCCGGGGCCATCGACACCGTTTGCGGGGTTGCAATATGCTTTCAAGGCTGCATTATACGCCAAAAGATTAGTGGGGCTAGTCTGCAACACATAGCCGTAGGAGTTGGCAACGATGGCAATTGCACCGCTTGCACGTACCTCCTCAATCATACGAACGGCATCAGCATACGCGGTGGTTAGGTTGTTTCTTCCAGGCGCAAGGAGAACCATGCCAGGCTCCCAATTCAGCACATTGGTGTTGAATCGGTTTGACATCCATGGCGTTTGCTGACCAGAACCAGCACAGTTGCGTGTGCGTTGCAGGCGAGGCTCAATCCTCATCAGGATGTCGCCGTAGCTATCCTCTGCTGCGATTTCACTGGTTCCCATGAATGCTATGCGATTATTGCGTGCCATAGGTACAACCAGCTCAGCCGCTACCTTCGTATCAATCTCAGGCTGAATAGCGTTATAATCACTAGGCAAGGCAATATCAGCTAACACCGTTCCCGACGGATAATTGCCAAGCGCAATCTGCGCGTCTAAATCCGCTTGTGTCGGGTCTGGAATGGTGACGTTTTTTAGTGCCATTAGATATCAACCCAAGTTCCTGCCCACTTGTCTTTGAGGTAGTTAGCCGCTAGGTTGGTGTTGGCATTGCTCAGATAGCTATCGTATGTGATGTGCTCTGCTATACACCCATCGAAATAACCGAAGCCGCTATTGAGTGACCCCAAAACAATTTGCTGTGAAACTACAGGAGTGAATGGGAAATCTGAAGCCGTACCAGACATTGTTCTTAATGAGCCGTTATTGTAAAGCGTTGGCGTTGCATTACGCTGCACTCTGAGTGCTACGATACCGACATTACTTGCCACAATATTGCCCGTAGCCGTATAATAGCTTCCATCGGCAATACGCATTTTGCCAATTGTGCCGCCTTCAGCTTTTAATCCCAGCAGTGGGTCGCCAGAGCTATATGCGGTGAGATAGTTGCCCGCCTCGTAAAGCATGACGCAAAAAACTGTGGCAGCATCTTTATTTGCTAAGTAAGATGTAGTATCGGCAAAGGTGCGAGCGATAACGTCATTAGACCCGTCAAAATCAACCACGTTGAGGCCATTGATGGTGCGCGTTCCTGTGGTTGGCCGCTGTATTCCAGTAGCCTGTGTAAGATGATAACCATTGCCACTCTTATCATTCCACTGGCTCACCGCACCAGCCCCCGCATCCGTAATCGTCGCAGTATCGCTCGCGTCATACCATGACATGAGGCCAGATATAGAGGCAGGAGTGAACGGAGCGCTTCCACCCCCACCCAGCAAAATGCGACGACGACGATTCATTATTTAACGCCTAGCACGTTCACGACATACCCCGAACCACCAGTGGTAATGGGGCTAATCCAAAGTGGATTCTCTGCGATGACTTCACCACCTTCTGCTGTCAGCGTAATGGCATTACCTTGTGGGTCGGTGAGGTTAAACCAATCCCCTGCTGTTGCGTCATCTGGTGCAGCCTTGTTGCTACCACGAAGCGTGACGCTACCGAACGTGCCAGTGATGTGCACAGTGCGGTCTGGATAGTTCGCCATCATATACGGCTTGCCCGTATCTCCTGCACCAAGCGACCATGTAACTTGGTCACTATCGCCCACTCCACTGGTTAATCTTGTAAATGCTACCGATGCCATAAAATCTCCTATTGAATTCCTATTGGGTTGTTTTGATTGTCGAATTGAACGCGTTTTGGTTTTGCGACTGTGGCGTTAAGCTGAGCCGTTGCTTGTGCTTGCTGTTGCACCGCCATGGTTTGTTCACGGGTTGCCATCGTTTGCTCTGCAAGCATGGCTATAATGCCTTGCGCCACCTGTTCGATTGAACTGATAGATTGCGCCTTTACCTGCAATTCCGCTTGGTGGTGAGCATCTTTCTGAGCAATGTACTCAGGCGTTGGTGTGACTTGGAAGCCTTCAGGCAAACCACCAGAGGGTTGTGGGTTCTGAGGGGTTGCCGTTGCCTTAACTTCGTCTATAGCTTTCAGTCGTTGAATCTCTAAATCCTTTTGCTGTAAGGCGAGGGCTTGCGATGCAATCGTTTCATTGGTTTTTAACTGTGCAATCTGCGCCTTGACGCCGTCCTGAGCAGCTTTGAGTTGTGCGGTTTGCTCTTGCGCCTGCATTTCAGCTAATTGCTGTTGTAGCTGCTGAATCTCCTGTTGAGCTACCTGCATTACCTGCGTTGCTTCCGCAGTGAGTGCTTGGATTTGTGGGTCTTGCTCACCTTCCTCACGCTCGGATTTATCCAATAGTTTAGGGTCAACCATTTTTTTCATCCGCGCTGAGGCGGCTTGTGCGCCGGGGGCGTCATTATATTTAAATACTAAGTCAAGCAGATTAACCGATACTTCTGGTGGAAGAATTTTAATAACATCTTGATAGAACGCCGCAGCTTCTTGGCGCTGGGTGGTGAATGAAGCGCCCGTAATCACCCGCACATCTTGGTCAGGGTTCCATGCGTAGTCACGCTCCTGCCCGTCAACACGTTTGCCGTTAATTCCAATGGGCTTCATTTCATCTTCTTTGCCGATAGTATTGACAATCCGTGGGCTGTCCTCAATCTCTGGCAATGCACAAACGAGAATCTTACCAACATGGGTAATCGAACGTGTGAGGTTATCCGCAAAGTGCAAAGTCGCTAGGTCACTGCTTTGCTCAAGCTGCATCAACGCCTTGCCTGAGCTGTCACCCTCACGATTGCCCACCGCTGCGCTATACATACCCAAGGATTTCTTGATGTTATTCTCTGCATCCATCGACGCAGCCGCATAACCCTGCGAAACCGTGGGAGCAATAAGCCGTTGGGGAGGTGGGCAAGGAACGCTCATCACATCCGTCTGATGATAGTAAAGCACCATCGCCTTGTCGGGCTGTTTCCAATCATCCTCGAAGCCACGCATTTGACCCACTGCTGCCATGACGGGGGATTGCAGTTGCTTCATGAGTATCTCAAGCTCACTGGATTTCAGCTCGTTATACATCATCGCGCTGGACTTAGCCTTGCGGATAAGGCTTAGAAGATGACGCTTGCCACCTACCCATGATTCCTCGCCATACACAGGAACGAGAGGAATGTATTTGCCGGGAAATGGGCTTGGCTCGGTTAGCTCATCATCACCGCTCAACCACTGCCGCATTACCTTGGGGCGCTTGACCTTACGTGTACTCTTATACTTTTTGCCCTTCACCACGGGAGAAGTAGAACCATCATTCAACAGCCCTAATTCTTCCTCACCGTCCTCGATGTAGAAATACTCGGCAATGGTAATCGTGTCAGTGTTTGGAATCGCACGCATCGACTCATCGCCAAACGAGATAGGCGCGCAATTCGGATAGCGGAGAAACTCCTCAACGGGCATTTCTTCCAAGGCAAAGCCCCATCGTGCATCCGAACCATCTGGCTCGATACTTGTGGGGTCAATCATAATACTCTGTGGATTCACTACACGCTTAATGCGTAGTTCCTGCTCAAAGCCCTTATCGCTCACATAATCATGGTCAACGCGGATATAACCAAGGGATGATTTAATACTGAAATCCGCCGCCATGTCATACGCGGCATCGGCGTTGCTCTTATACTCAATCGCCTTAATCCTGCCCTGTGTAATCTCGGCAAGCTCTTGGTCGCCATCCTCCGTAGGAATAACCACAATGGTAGGCGTGTTCATCCGTATGTCGTTAGATACTTGATGCACGTATTGCGTGAGTTGGTCGATTTCTACAACGGGGCGATTCACCGTTGCGCGAGCGTTAGCTACCGAGGGATTCCACTGAGCATACTGCTCATCACTAAGAAAGGTTAAATCCTCAACCGCCTTGCGGTTAATCTCTGACCAGCCATCCTTGGCTAGCTTATATCGGTCTGTTGCTATCTTGATGTTGTCCGAAGCCATTGCCTACCTAAGTGGGGAGTGAGCTTGCTTTCGGATGCCTGAGTGAGCCTTGAATGAGCAAAGTATAAAGAATCTACATGATTTTTATGTGGCGGTCAAGTACTAAACTCCGCCTCAACGCGCCATTGTATCTTGCCATCTTCTTTAGCCTTTACCACTGACCAATCACCACCACAATGATGAAACCCCATCTCACTGGCAGCCGAGCCGATGTCCTTCTTGGCTTGCTCTACCTTGTGTGGGTCGTTTGTGGGCAGGTGTAGGCAGAATAGTTGTTTCATGGTTTACCCCATCATGATTGATTTAGTGGTGGTTGTGTCGTTTACCATATCACCAAGCGCCATTCCTAGCAAGGCCATCACGTCAACTTGGTCATCATGCTTGCCAGCTGGGAAGGATAACATCTCACTCTTGAGGTCAGCATACCATGAGGCATAGGGAAAGTAAACCTTGCCTTGCTGCATGCGGCCACGGATAGACTGAGCGCACATCTCCTTAGACTTCGCGCGGTTGATTTGCTTGCGCGCACACCAAGCCTGCGATTCCTGTTGCCGCTTGGTTATAAGCGGGTTCATAGACTTAAAGATAACGCCTGACTCCTCAAACCATGTAACTGGCTTGTGTACCTTAATCATTAGGATAAGCTGCTCGACCCAATCAAGGGATGACTTCTGCCCCCGCCACCAATCGAGAACGTAGATATTCTGCGCCGTATCTATCCCAAACACCCCATGCACCGTATAGTCACCGCCGCCATCGCTCACCGCGTAATCGCTTGCGCCGTATATCTTGAGATTATCTGGCAGCTTATCATACATCTTGAACCAAGGCGATTCAAAGTAAGCACCCGTTTCAGGTGTAGGCCGTTGCTGATATAGGCTTGACCAGTTGCGGGGGTCACGCTTGGCCTGTGCAATCATATCATCGGTAAACCACTCAGGCCATAGAGGCTCACCCTCCTTGCGCCCTAACGCATCGTTACTTTCTGCGAGCATGGGCAAGCTAAGCACTTCCCATTGCTCCCCGCCTTTCTTCATCATGTCCAACAAATAGCCAGCAAGGTCATCCTCGTGCCAGCGGGTCATGATAACAACTACGAATGAGTTAGGCTTCAGGCGTGTCCAGAAGTCGGAAAGATACCATTCTTTTGTCTTGTTGCGTATGGTTTCGCTCTCAGCGTCCTCGCGCCCCTTCACAGGGTCATCAATAATCGCCCCATCAGCGCGGAACGAGGTGATTGAGCCACCAACGCCCACACCGTAGAACTCGGTTTCATTATCCAGCGCCCATCGACCAGCCGCTTGCGAGTCTTGTGATAGCTTAGCCCCAAACGCTTCTTCGTATGCTGGCTCACGCACCAAGGCACGCACACGCCTACCCCATTTATCCGCTACCTCTTGGGAGTAGCTGGCAGTGATTAGCTTCTTGCCAGGGTTGCCCGCCATCCACCAAGCCGAGAACATGACGTTAGCATAGTAAGATTTAGCAGCACCGGGTGGCATGAACACCATAAGGCGCTTGCATTTGCCATCAGCCACTTGTTGCAGTTTATCAATCAACAGAAGGTGATGCCTAGCAGGAGCAGGCTCTGCACTGAACTCGTTAATGAATGTTAGGTAGTTCTGGCGCATCTTCTGCGCGTGCTTTTTCTTGAGAGCTGAGAGCAAGGCCGATTTTTCCTGCAAGCTGTCTGATTTCTGCATCTAGCTGGCTTTCATCGTGAGTTTCTTCAGTGAGTGAGTGAGCAATAGGCTGTATTGCTTTGCCGTCGATGCGCTCGGTTACAAACTTGATAACCTCAAGTTCACCCTGCTCAAAGCGGTCTAATAGGTTCTCAGCACCCTTCTTAAGCTTCTGTGGGCTTTGGCGTATTGCTGCCATTAGCGCATCGCGTATGAGCTTATCGGGTTTTCCGCCTTTTGTCTGTGGGTTAGGATTGGCCAAAGTTCAAATCACAATCTTTTGATGTTAATTACTTCTCACCCACATGGGATACGGTTACTTTACTAACCCTAACTGCCTTACGCTTCCCATCCACGCCGGTGTAGATTTCTTGCCCACTGAGCTTTAATCGGGCTAGTTTGGCAACAGCCCTAGCCTTGACTGGCTCCTCAGTGGTTAGCGTGACGATAAATGATGTTTTATGTTTTGGCATTGCGTAATCCTACTTTGCTTTTGGGGCTTTGTCAATGGAATACCATGCCACAGCCTCAACCACGTTCATTCCCTCGGTAAATTCCCTTAGCACCTTCCAGCAATCCAGCAATGTGCCTTCAGCAAGGATGTTACGGGAGTTGTATGCGGTGAGGATGTAGGGGGTCATGGTTAGGCCTCCTCGTTGCACGACTGGCATTGAAAATCATCACTAGGCTCTGAATCATCTCCACGATAATAACCTTCTGGGTATTCATCGGTATCGCAAAAATCACCACATTTTGTGCAAAGTGTCATGCTCATGGCTTAAGCCTCCAACGGCGGGAACGTATTGATACCAATGCGGCGATTAAGACGGTTAAACTTCAAATCAGCTCCGCGCATAGTTTTGTATGTGCCCTCTACTTGGTGGTAAAGCGTATTCCATACCAAGAACTTACCATTCAATTCTACCAGCTCGTAGCGTTTTGTGTGACGTAAAATGTTTTCCATCTTTAACCCCCTCTGGTTTTAAGTAGCTGGCCATCCCTGCTACATCTCTTTTATAGTAATAATTGCGGGTAGTGTCAATAAGGAAAATCATTATTTTCACTCCCGCTGTAATCAACATATTTCCTTTGCAATTCAGTACACGACCTGTAGCGATAGGTTTCCTTGTCGAACCACAAGCCCACCTTGCCCTCGTAATCACCGTTTCTGTTCTTGGCTATGTTCAAAATCACGTTTGGCTGCTTTTCAAGTTCTGCTTTTTGCTCATCATCAGCCGCAGCCATCTCCTCCTCCAGCTCACGATTCCGCCAGATTGTTATGATATTGAAAGCATTAGAACCTATCTCACTTGCCCCCTTCACATCTTCAGTACCCGCTGGCGCTCCACCAACCCCAGACTTTCTAGCGTGAGCAACTAAGTGAATATGGACGTTGCGAGAAATAGCCCAATCCACCATTTGATAAACTGCACCCTCCTGCCCGTTGTAGTCATCTCCTGCAATCCCCAGCCGCATGAGTGAGTCAATTATGAATATATCACACCCATAGCGAGAACGGGCATAGTCGAAGACTTCCAGCATGTGCGCCACATTCGCCTTGCCCACTTTGTTATAAATCAGCAACGAGTCATCAAGATAATCCATGCACGCTCGCAAGTAACCCTCGGTTGGCCTATCAACATTCCCCACCTGCTTAACCAGCCGCTTGAGGCTTTGCCTTGGTGCCATCTCCAGCGAAGCCAAACACACAACCCCACCCTCCTGCATCCAGTGGGGAACGCAATCCGATAAAACTTGGCTTTTACCGTGGCCGCTTGCGCCGCTCCACAAAGTCAATTCACCATTGCGGAAGTAAACATCCTCGCGCTGCACCCGCTCGTAAGGCATCGTGTAGCCAAGCTTTTCATTGTCCTTGGGATAAAACAAATCAATAACTTCATCAAGGTATGCGCTTGGCCTGTTTAATTCGTCGGGCTTAAACTCCTTAGCCTCTTTTAGAGCCAAGGCCATTACATCCCTACCAACCCCCCCAGCAAGGCAAGCATTGGCATCCTTCATGGGCAAACAAACCCTATAGCAACGGTGAATCCCCAAGCGATTAGCAATGTCCTTGGCCGCTTGCTCGCCAGTTTCGTCCATATCCATCGAAAGGTAAATCCGCTCGAACCGCTCTAAACGCTCGTAGTCGCTTTCAATCCAGTTATGCTTGCCGCCAGTACCGCCACCGAAAGGAACCGACACAGCGGGAAACCCAAAACTATGCCAACTCAAAGCGTCAATCTCGCCCTCAGTGATGATTAGCGTCCTGTCGTTAGGGCTTATGGCTTGCCACCCAAAAAGGATAGGCTCGCAATCCTTGCTAGTTGGTGTTGGCTTATCCCCATCCACCGCCTTGCGTGATTTAACCAGCTTAACCTCGCCGCCAACCATGAAAGGAAAGTAAATCATGTCCCCCTTGCTTGTGATTTTGTACGCTTCAAGACTTTCAGGATAAACCCCCCGCTCGCCCACCAAGTAGCCCCTAGCGGCTCCATTCACCGCAGCCGCAGCAGGAATGACAGGCTTTTTATATTCCCGCTTGGGCTTGTGGAACGGCTCCAAGTCCTGCACGCCCAGATATGTCTTAACCTGCGCCAGCGTTTCCGACAATCCACCACCGCGAACCTTGCCCCACAAGTCAATCAAGTCCCCCGCATCGCCAGAATTAAAATCCGACCACACCCCAGCCTTGCTTCCCTTTAAATGAACGCCTAAGCTCCTGCCAGCCTCGCCAGCAATCGAACCTGCTCGCCATTCATCCCCATCGCGCTTTCCGTTTGGCAAAAGCATTGATGCAACTTCTTGCGCCCTATCTGCCAGCATACGCTTAATTTTTGTAATATCAGTCAATTGCCACCCCCTTCATAACATCCGCTTTATGTTTACTGGACTTGTCCTTTGGCGCGAATCTTTCCCAGCAAAATGCGTTACGAAGTGCAGCAGGGTAATCCTTGTATTCCTTTCCATTAGAAATGCAGTAATCCTTAAATCCTTCAAGAATCAATTTAGGGTCATGGTTTTTATACATACCCTCACTACGCTTTTGCATTAACCAATCCGATATATGCTCAACCGACAAATCTTCCAAAGTCACACGCGCATCCTTTCCCCTCCCTTCCTTTCCCTTCCCTTCCCTTCCAGTAGGTAGCCCTACTACACCGCTACAGTAGTCGTACTGTAGTAGTTCTAAGCAACTGATTTTACTATCTTTAGGCTTGTTTATGACTTGGTGGTTGGTGAAGTTGGTGACGCATCCGTAAATCCTACCGTAGCTATCCGTGAATGCTACTACATACCCTATTTTTACTAATTCTGGCAGCAAGACTTTTGCAATATCCTTGGTTTGGCGGATGGGAAAAATCGCTGCCTTTATTAGCATGGGATTTGCATTAAAATAACCCTCATCATCTGCATAATTGAGCAAGCCGATTGCCAACAGCGCTGCATCCGAACTAACCGTTGCCATATCTTCGTTTAGCCAAAACTCTGGCTTAATTGTCCTAATTCTCGCCATCGGTGCCACCTATATTGTTAATATCGGCTCTAAGCTCATCAAGCTCACGTTGCCCTAGAATTAACTGAAGGCTGCCTACATGGGCTCCATCTAAATCAATCTTAATTCTTACGTTGTCCGAGCCATGCTCTTTGTAGCAATAAATATCGGAAAAGAATTTGTAGTCTATTTGCTCGCCATCTTTTGACAAACTTAGGTAGCCTCTGGCCATAAAAAAACCTTCTTAAAGCTGACCCCGCAATTGCACTACGGAACCAGCCTTAAAAAGGTTTTATCTTAGAGCGGTGCAATCACTCATTTACGCCATCTTGCAACAAGCGCTCTAACTTGTCAAGCAACTCTTGCTCGGTGCCATAGATTTTTTGCCAAGCCTTGCGTCCCATAAAGTGAATGCCTTGGCTGCCCTGATGGTGATTGTGGCAAAGTGGAATCACCAAGTCATGATTCTTGCGGCCACCCATTCCGGTCATTGCATGATGAATGCAGGCAGGTGATGCACATATGATGCACCCCAAGCTAGCAATCCTATCCCACCTAGCCCGTTGCGCTTTAGTCGGTGCAGTCATATAGCCTCACGGTAGTTTTTCGCTTGCCCCTTACATATTGCACAGGCGACCACTCCACCCACTTGTGGGAATCATTTACCAGCAATCCAGCATTTACTAAAGCATCACCGAGGCTCTTAAAATATGCGTCGGGGTCGGCTCCACGTTGCCCCTTACCCAGTTCGATAATCAGTTCAACCCTGCGCTTGCCGAGCGCCTTAGGGATGTGATTTGATGCGTAGCGGATTTCTACCTTGTCACGCTTTTTTAGTTTATTCGCCACCGCCCAGTGAGAGGTCATCAGCTTATTGAGCGTTGTGGGGTGGTAATTTTCTATAAT